CACGTCTTCAGCTATCGTTAAGGGGTTTTCCGAATGACGGTGTTGATCCACAGCTTCAACGTATATTTCGGGAAGGGCATAGACTTGAAGACCAAATAGTGCGTGACCTTAAAAAAATGGCCGACCTTCGTGTATACGAAAAGGACAGTCTTACTGGTAGGCAGCACTCTCGGTCTTGGTTGGGTGGTCATATAGTCTGTCATTCAGATGGGCTAGTTGATTTCGAGGATGGCTCTCCACCAGCTATCCTCGAAATTAAAACAATGAATGAGGCGAACTATAACAAGTTTGTTTCGTATGGTGTGAAGTCTTCGCACAAAAAGTATTATTGTCAGATGATGATGATGATGGCGATGTTTGGAATTGAGCGTAGTTTGTTTGTTAGTTACTGTAAAAATAACTCTAAGTACCATGCAGAGATTGTCCACTTCGACCAATCCGAATGGGACGAAATCTATAATAACATTCAAGCTGCGCTTGATGGACATGCTGGAAGGATAGCTTCTTACCCCGAGGATTGGCGGTGTAAGATGTGTTTTAAAAGGACTTCTTGTTGGGAGCAGCCAAAGCTATCCCCAGCATGTCGCTATTGTCAAAATTCCAAACCAAATAATAATGGTGGGTTCAGTTGCAAATTAACAGGCAAAGAAGAACTAGAACCATGCGATAAGTATGAACAATTTAAAATGGTATCAAGAATATGAAAAAGGCAGACGTTCCTTGGGATGAAATTACGGACACCCAAAAAGATATTATAAGAAAAAAGGCAGAGATAGAAAGCATAGGTGATCGTATTGTCCAACTCGAAAAGGATGGTGACAACTATGATGATCTACACAAAGCAAGGATGAAACTTAAACACGTCAAAGAAACATTGATGGAGCTAGAAGTTAAAGCTGTTGAACAAAATGTTGATTTGATCAAGTACGGTTATAGGGAGCCTACCAAATGGGTAAACGATTAGCAGACGAACCGATAGAGAAAGGTCAAGAGCTTATATCTGGTGATCGCCATGAAGAGTACGGCGAGGCTATTGATAATATGAGGGACATAGTTTCTGGCTGGAATGTTATAATAACTATAGCGATGGAGAATTACGGGCGGCTGTTACCGTTTCACGTATGTCTAATGATGGATTGGCTAAAGACTTGTCGGGCGTGTAGATCACCTGACAAGATAGATAGCTACTCTGACAAGGTTGGGTATGCTGGCCTTGCGTATGAATGCGCAATTAAAGGGACGACACTACCGAAATAACTAATACCATTATGGTATCATTTTTTCTCCATACTTACCCCGCTTTTTGCGGGGTATTTTTTGAGCATGAAGCGCAATGGTTTTGCTTCTAGTGATGATCAGAACACGACCATCACGATATAGCACGTACTTACCTCGACGCTCTACTAGCTTATCCCCTTGCACCCTTCTCACCAGCTAATAAGTCAACACCTTTTTCTCGGACACCAGACATTTGACCAGCAACAGGCAAGCGACTTAGGATTGCCCTAACCGCTGCACGTTCTTTGCCGTTAGTTCCTTCGCCACTAATCACGTCACCAGTAGCAGACATACCACCACCAAGAACAGTGAGAGCATCGAAGAACAATCCAGATGTCGGACCAGCAAATGTTTGAGCAACCCGAACCTGACCATAGGCTCCGTTGTCGGCTTGATTAACTGTGTCGTACATAAGTTCACCAAGGATACCCAAACCACCCATTGTCATAAAGCCATCCCAATACCAGCCCAAAGCTTTGTCTGCATTGTCATTAAGCATTCCTTCAAGTGGCGTAACAGTCTTGGATAACTTACGATCTCTAAATTCAGCTTCACGGTTGTCCTCACCGCCTCGCATCTGAACAACGTCTTTCACATTGGCGGCTGTAAAACCCATCGCTGGGCCAGCGGTCATATATAGTAGTGCTGGTGCAAAGTTAGGATCATCTTTGCGTAAAGCTTCAGAGAAAGAATACCTACCAAGACGTAGCATCTTGAGAGGGAAAGACTTGAGTTGGAAAATTAACTGACCCGCTGGTGTTGTTGCCCATTGTGGTAGATCATTTTTGTTTGGCGTAAAGATACTTTCGTTTGCAAACTTGATCATGCCTGTTGATACTTTTTCATACATAGGATGTTGAGCTTGTGTACCACCAGAACGCATGATCATGTCGATGTGGGGCGCACCCTTCTGATACAACTCTTGTAGTCCAAATTCATCCAATGCTCTTTTAGCTAGTCGGCCTTGGCGAGTGTTTGGATTTTCAATAGCAATCCGCGCACTAGCTTTGAAATGTTCAAAGGCTGTAGAACCAGCTATCTCACGCATCATGTCGGTCCAGGGAGTTAGCCCCGTTGCTGTGAAAAAGCCAGTAGTAAAACGGTTAGCGTCAATCCCATAAGAGTTAGACATTCGTTGATGCACTGTATTCTCTACTGCAACGCCAACGTTTCTAATCATGTCTCGGTAAGCAGAACCAGAAACAGGATCGGAAGCAAAGTTCTTCAATGCTGAAGTCCATGCTTTGAAGTTACCTGATCTGATTAGTGGTAGAACTAAATCACCAAGCGATGTCAGAGTTGTGAAAGAAAGTAGAGTTACACCGTTGACCATTCGCAATGCAGAGGAAGCCTTACGCCATGCTTCAGAACCGTTTGGTTTATTCATCAACAAATCAATGTAGTTCTCCGCATGTTTAGCATTCGCTTCACTTGGAAACTTAGTAAATCCACGAGTGTCTTCCAAAGCATTCGCAATAGCCTCGGCACGTTTACGAAAGTTCTTCCGCATCTGATCGCTAAATTCATCGCTGTCTGGTGTCGGGGCCATTAGATCCATGATGTCTCTAACCATGTCGTCCTTGTTTGCACCACTGGCAGCTTTGCGTACAAGTTCATCAGTAAAGAAGTCTGCATTTTTCTTTGTAGCAAACGGAGCTTTAAACAATGCAGAGTTGCCCGTTTGTTTAAATACGGCTGCACCAGTTAGATCTGGTTCGTTACCAGACGAGAGAACATGGTAGTCTGACTTGAGTATCTTGTCACTTGATAGAAGCCTAGCAACAGCATCATGCCGATTACGAATGATTGCCATATAATCGTTTAAGGCGTGACCTTGTGGACCGAACCTTTCAGATATATCTAAACGTCTTTCAACATTTTCTGTGTATTTCGACATCACAACCATTAAGTCGTTTTCTAAAAAACCACCAAGAAACTTTTTCTGATTGGTCGGGTCTAAGAACTCAGGGTATTGGTCAAGTCTTAGCATACGCTGTTTCAGAAAGTCTTCATTACCACCACCATCGTTGAAGACTTTACTTCGTGGTAGATTTACACCCCCGTCTTCGTCAACAATTTGTTTGGTAATTTTTTTTGCTTTCTCTAAAGCTTCTCTTTTCTTGAGCATTGCGTTACCGCCATGACGGTTCACGTCTTCTGCTATAAAGAAATCAGCAAGCATACTTTCAAACTCAGGACGACGTGCATTGATTAAATCCACTCGGTAAACTTGTGGAAAATAATTATCAACAATCACACCAACGTCTTCACCAGCTTGTGCAAGCCTAGATCTTACTTCATCTAGGTATCCACGGAGCATAGTAAAAACTTTCTTCTCACTCGGTTTGAGTTTGTTGACAGCGGTTTCATTTCGCAACGCAGTTACAATACGTTGATGTGATTTTGGCTGTGCCTCGGCACGAGTTGGGTTAAAACCAAATAAGTTACTTTCTGAATTTCCAAACCTACGAGATAGGGCTTCCGCTGTGGTGTCGTACATTTGTTTTAGACCAGCATCGAACCAACGCCCCATAGGATTTTTACTATCTGGTAAGGCACTTAACGCTCTTGTCATTGGTTGAAGGATACGAGCCATCTTGCCGTGAATACGTTCATAGTGACCGCCACTACCATCAGCGGGTTCAGCAAAATCGGCAACATAGTTCATGCCTGATCGACGTATGATCCCTGATTGAGTGTCAGTTGTTAAAGCTGTGCGTACCGCTTCAACCTCACCAGTTTTTAAACTCTTACCACGACGCATATTCATAGTCGCTTTTAGGAAGTTTGGATCAGCACCGCCTTGTTCTAAAACATGGGCGGCTCTCTTAACTGCATCCTCACCACCATCAGTTGCAACACGAGCCTCAGACATGATAAAGCTATTAAGTCCTGATCCTATTTCTTTCTCGCCCAACAATGGTTTAGCGTGTAACAACTCTGGACTATCGACACTGCGAACATTCTTTGGACTGACAAGAACAGTCTCACCATCTACTGTTATAGTAGAATAATTATTGCGCCTCATAACTCTCCGTAGTTCTTCGGCACTACCAGCGATATTAGACAGGGTTTCAAACACTTGACGACCAGTAAACAAACCAACATTGTCTTCTATTGCTCGGTCTACTTGTCGAATAATCTCAGGTGAGTTTGCTGTTCTCTTAATAGCATCAGTAATACCCTTAACAACATCGGCTTTAAATGTCATTTGATGTCCAAACACGGCTGGCTTACTGTCCTTCAAAAAGACTGCATTCGCTTTAGTCATATCAGTAGCACCAAACCGTTCGATCTCTTTACCTACGACATCATCAAACAAGTAATGGTCCCCTAAATCACTAGAAGAACCATCAGCCCTCATACCATTGATACCATTACGAACCGCTTCAGATTGGTCAACTAATTCAGATACTAATTCCTTACGGGCTGTTGGTGCGCTTTCAATAATCTTATCACGCATATTTGCCATAGTATTAGTCGGACGGTCTGTGATCTGTGGCATGTTGCCAAACATAGGGTCTACATTTGCCCCTGTTACAAAGAAAACCTTTACATCGTCTGAACCAGTAAAGTCTTTTACTGCATCAACACTTGCTTGTGTCAGACGACCTATGGTTTCACTTGCATATTCGGAAGCAAATTCCGCTGGCACTTCGTTTCCATAAACAGCGGCGGGAGAACCGCGAGACAATACACTGTCTGCTTTCATATCACCGTACATAGTCAGAGGTAAAAACCTTTGACGTGCTTGGGGATTTACAATTAGCCCATTAACCGAATACGCAATTGCTTCGCGCATAGCATCACGAGCGTCATTGATTGCATCCTCTACCTCAAACCCATCGACCTCTGGCAACGTGTCTTTGATTTGTTTCATAAGTACACGGTTAGCTTGCATGTCTACATCCTCAACTACAAGCTGTTCAAGAATGCTATCAGCATCATATCCCATTCGTGCCGCTGTTTTTTCTAGTAGATTACGTGTACTGTCTTCCAAAATATGAGAAGGGTATAACCGCTTCGATAACTCTCGAACCGTTTGTGTTATATCATCAGTCTCTAGGTTTGCAGCTAATCGTCTAACTACGTTTCGGAACTCTTTGAATGCGTCTGTCTTAGTGCTAGGCGACATATTAAAACCTAGACCTACCATTCTCATAGCAAGCTTACGGGCAGCATTCATTTTCTGTGGTGTTCTGTGCTTAATCTCTCCAAGAAAATCAGACAGAATAAATGGTGTGCTTTGTCCTATACCAACATCAACCTCACCGCCCCTGTCAAATGCAGCCTCAACTTTAGTTGCATTAATGACAGCTTGGCTATCAGGTACTACTGCTTTCTTTTTCTTATTAATACTACGACGTTTAAATTCCCAAGCAACATCTTGGATTTTCTTTTTATCGCCCGTGCCTATTAAACCTTCGCGCAATATTGCAGCCAACTCTGGAGATTTAGCCATTTGGTATGGCCCTTCGGGACCAGCTTTTGTTGTTCTTTGGATAGTGGCTGGGCCAGAAACATCTAAGGTTGTCAAAAGTATTTTTTGCATTTGGGTGGCTATGTTAATAGCCTTTTTACTTTTTGATAAATCCTTAACGTTTGTAGCTATTTCTTCCAATTTACCCACAAGAGGAACTAAGTCTGGATATTCCGTTGCTGCAAACCCATCGAACTCGGTTTCATTAAAATCTGTTTTCTTAGATTGTAATGCCTTGACCGCTTTCTCGACTAAGTTCTTACGCCTACCTCTAGCTTGTTTTGTTTTCTTAAAGTTTTCGTCGGCCCTTGCACTTTGCTCTATAGCTTTCATGCCAGTTTTTTGACGTTGTTCTATTGTAAGAGCGTCGAACTGTGCGGTGGGAATATCACCATGCTCTAACCGATAGTATGCGTCATTGATTTGGTTCATAGCCTGTTCCATAGTCGGAACTATTTCATCCTCATACAGTCTTCGTAGCTCTTGGTAATCCTCTAGAGGATACTCCGTTGCAGACGTTACTTGTGGATCAAGGTCTGCATCCGCTTCCCCTTCAAAATTACTAGCATTAACAGCCTGTCCATCATCACGAATAGTCTTGTTTATTTTTCGACCAATGCCCAAACCTTCAAGGCGGGTAACTATCCTTTTAAGTTTTTTACCGACATCATTTTCCTTGACTGCTTCTAACATACCAGAATAGCCTTTGAAGTCTTGACCTTTACGCCTTGCGTATGCTTTCGCATCATTCTCAGTAGCAGTTAGTCTGCGAAGTTGTGCTTCTAGCCCACTCTCAGGCTCTTTGATTTTTTCAATAAACGTACCTATATCCGCGTTCTCAAGGGCGCGAGTTATCTCACCCTTACCTACCCTCAAGTTTTCGTAGTTTGCCATTAATGTTAGAGAGAACTTATTGGTCGGGTCTTTTGGACGTAAGAACTGCTTACGCATTTGTAAGTCTTTACGCTTAATTAACTTGTCAAAGATAGGCTCTAACTCAGGATCAAGGATTTCCTTGCGAGACATTATATGCCAAAGCTTTTTCACGAGCTTCATAGTGTTTTTCCAGAACGGCTCATTAGGCCACATCATCAAATCAAATTTGTGGTTCATAAATAGAGCGAACTGGTTAGCAAAGTATTCGGCTGGTGAGTCTAATGCGTTACCAAAACCAACAGCATCCTTACTCCCTTTAAAGTATGGGCTGCGCAAAGCAATATCACGCATAGCATCCCTATCACCTTCTTTATACAAGCGACCTTCAGCATCGTAGTAGCCGTCTATTGCATTCCAAAACTCGCTTTTGTCTCGGTTCGATAGCAAGTTGTTATACAACCAATGCCCTAGCTCATGTCCCACTATATGAGTTTCGCTTAAACCTTTTGTCTGTGCAGTGTTGCCAATAGCATCAGCATTTAGCTGAATACGATTAAGCGCATCATTACGATCATTGACATACCTACCAAGCACATCAGCATCCATGTCAGCACTTTCAAAAATCGGTGCTAACGTATCAGGAACAACCATTCGGATCATGCGCTCTATGTTTTTACGAGTGGTGGGGCTTGCGCCAGTAATAATGCTGTTGACTTGTTCAATACTGGTATCAATATCAACCGCTGGTTTGCGGATACCGTTAGGCGCAATGCTACCGTTTAAGTTATGTAAGACAGATAATATTTTTAATCTTTGTTTGTTGTTCATTGGAATAGTTTGACCATTAATAGTGTAGTCAATTTCCCAAGGTGCATTATCTATAACAGCTTCCAGACGGGTTAAGTCTCTAAGAGTTACTTGATGCCCATGAATGTCGTCTGGTTTTCTGATGTCACCGATCAGGTTTATGTTTTTATTTCGAGCGAGAGAGTAGGCAAAATAAAGGCTATTAAGTTCATCGGTTGTGAGCGAGTTAGTTTCAATAACCAGTGAGTCGCCACGAGATTGCAAATCGAGTGGTGCTGGCGGTGCTGTTGGATCATTACGATTAATTTCACCTACTTTGTTACTAGCATTCAACGGCTCAAAAGCTTCGACCATTGCATCCATGTCGGACACTTTGCTTCGCATCGAAACTGGAACGTAACCAATATAGTAGTCATTAGCGTTCTCATTGCCGATCAATGCATCTGCGCTTTTACCACTGTCAACTTGTCTTTTGGTCAACACTTTCGATAAAATTACACGACCAGAACCATCGAACTCTTTGCGAGGGATAGCCGCAATAACTTTATTCCCACGAGTGTTGGGTATACCCGCCTTAACTCTTTCAATTATTTTACCATCCCGCCCCACTACATCTATCTTTGTAGGCGTGACCATTGCGTTTTCTGCGCGTTCTTCTAGTCGCTGAACTTTTGCATTGAATTGTTCTTTGGTAATTAATTTTTTCTCAAGTTGACTGACTAGAGATTTCTTTTCATTTGTGAACTGTGTGTCAGTAAAGATCGGAGCGTCTTCACCTTGCAGTAAAGAGTATTCAGCATTTGTATTAATGCCCTGATCTTGCATAGCTTTGAGGGCAGTGTTTAGATTTTTAAATGATTTGCCAGTAACAGGTACATAGTATGCCGTTATTGAACCGTCTTCTCTTGAAGTCACACCATCCGCATGTCTATCACCTACGAAAGAAGTATAACCATAGTATAGTTTACCCTGATCACTTTTAGCATCCTTCTCAGCTTGGATCTTTACTGTAGACTTGGCAAACTCTGGCGGTCTAGTACCAGTTGCATCGGTAGCAAAGTTACCACCACCAATATTTTTACTGCCCTTGAGTGCGCTTGATACACCTTGATCTGCTTCTACAAAATCAGGATTTTTTACTAAGCGTCCTGTCTCCATATCTGTAACGAATGGTGGCACATCCTCAAGACGATCCATTGATACTTGGGTACGGTCAGCCTTGCGCCCAAACTCAGGACGCAATCGACGGTTTAGTTCATTGAATTGTTTGGTTGTAATTTTACCAGCGGCTTTATCTTTTCGTAACTGCTTTAGTTGCGCTGCAATCTTTGGGTCGCTTGTAGGAGAGCCTATATCTCTCGGTGCTTCTTGTGCATTTGCTCTAGCAATTGCCAAGTTATACAAACGCTCTCTAACATTTGGTGTATCAAAATTAGAAAAAGCTTCAGTTTTTAACAATCGAGATTGGATAGCTACAATCGGATCACCGTCTAAACCTTCAGCCGCTTTCATAAGCTCTCTAACCCTGTCGTCGGTATCACTTTCAATTCTTTGAATACGTGGGTTTTCTTCTAGTTCCTCATTTATTGGTGCTTTCTCGGCTGCGTCACCTTCTGTTTTTGATGCCTCTGTACTTAGCGCATCCTTGGTCGCGTCCTTAACATCATCCTCTGAAACAACCGCTGTGTTACGACGTTCATCAATGATCTTTTGCAGATCATCCATTCCCTTCTTAGCTATTTGTCCTGTTGCTGGTGTAAGCCGTATTTTATTTTCGGCTATTAAAGCTTTAACCTCTTGGGTGGTTATGATGTCTTTGTTTGCTTCTAGCAATTGAGGCAAAGTATCTTTAAATGATTGAGATGGTTTAAAATCAGGTAGTTCAGCAACTTCAGCATCGCCAGTGTCGTCAACTCTTACTTTACCACTTTCGACTGTATCTACGTCTTCACTAGTACGGGTACTTGTAAACTCTGGTGTATCTGTATCACCCTCTGCATCTGCCTTAACTTCGGCTTCTGGCTCTGTTGTTCTAGCACTTCTAAATTCTGGTGTTCTTTCACCAGGAAATGTACCACCTTCTCGTACTTCTTCAGTTGTACGTGCGCGAGGTGGCAACCGTTTCTTAGCCGTAGTTGTTTGTAATTCGTCTAGTGTTTTATTGTATTCGGTACGAATAGGAGCAATATCAACACCATTCTTTTGCCCGTCTTGTAGCTGTTTTGCTAAGTCGTCTAGCTTTGTATTTAGATCATCGACTAATGTACCATCAGCTTCGATGTCCGAAAGCTCCATATCAATTGTTTCGATCTGTTCTTTAACAACATCACGATCAATGTCTAAACTTTCGTCTGCTAATTGAGCATCTAAAGCATCACGCTCACGCGCCAAGGATTGTGTTCTTGTCGTTAAACTTTGACCAAGCGTAGTGTTCTTTTGCCAACTAGCTACATCGTCTGCATAATCGCCACCCAAGAACCGATTAAGAACTGGCAAGCTTCTACCAACTTGGCTTGTCCCAAATGTGTCTAAGGCTGTCCCAGCCGCACCAGACAAGGCACTATCAAGAGCAACAGAGCCAGCAAATCGACCAACATCAAAACCATCTGATACGCCTTGCTGTATCTCTGTGGCTTGCTGCATTGCGTCAAGACCACCACCAACAGCACCACCTATAATCGCCTCTTGTTTACCAGCTTGCAAAGCACCAGCAGTACGGGCAGCTTTTTGAGATTGTTGAAGAGTTTTACCGCCAGCACGGGCGAGGTTAAAGGCAGTTTTTGCTTTTGTAACTTGCCCAGCAACAGGAATAAGGTTTGTCGGATCAAGAATAGCGGCCTTACCATAGTCCCAAACACGGTCTAGTGTCGTACCTCGTTGCGGCGCATTTGCCCATATCTTTGATAGTCTAGCTAGGCGGTCACGATCATCACCAGCTAATGTACTTTCGACTAAAGCACCAGCCGCACCTAGAGTATTAACGTCATTCCATCGTCTATCACCATAGAATTTGTCCCACATGTCAGCATAGTTTTCAAACGTAACGCCTTGCGCGGAATAATAATCTCGCACATCTTTAATTGCATCCTGATTAGTGAGCAAATCAACACCATGTAAATCGGTGTAAGATGTAGAACTTTGGGAAGGTGCGTTGAAAGAAAAGCTTGTGCCAAGGGCATCGCTAATTAATTTATTATCTGCCATGTGTAGGTACTCCATTTAACCTTGCTACAGATTAAATGATTGTACCCTTTCAATCGTCCCTTTTATTAAGGAAGAATTTTAATAGGGTTCATGTTCCCATCATCATCAACCAAAGGATTTTCAAACAAATCAAAATTAGGGAATGCGTAGTTGAACCTATCAACAATGCTATTATAAGTTCCCGAAATAGGATCTATTATTTGTTCTTCCACTGTTCTTGCGCCAGCGGCATCACGCATTTCCGTAGCTGTTGGCATTTCCATACCAAGTTCTTCAAAAATCATTTTCATTACAGTTAGGTAATCAGTCACTTCGGAACCACCAGAAACTAAACGATCAAGAGGATTATTTATATCTTGACCTTGGTACGGACCATACGGAACTTCTCCCGTCGATGTTCGTCTGTTATCAATTGATCCTTGATACTGCGTTTTAGGAAGTAGGTTTTTGTCAGTTTGTTGTAACCTTGCAAACACCAAGTTAGCAATTTCCGCTGGTGTTTTTTCTACACCCTGTTCTGTGAAATTATCCATAGCAACTTTTACTTCAGCCGCGTAATTAGATACTATCTTAGGAAGTTGACTTGCCTCTGGGTTTGGTGGATTTCCTTCGGAAGCAATTGTCATTCGTCCTTTTAGATCAAGAATGGTATTCGCTATACCTTCGCCAACAGTTTCAAGATCATCAGCTTGCTTTCTTAGCTTATCAACTTCGGCTCTAGCCGCCTTAACAGCGTTTCGATCATTGTTGTAAAAATCATTAGCCGCTAATTGCTCTAGTCTATCTGCTTTAGAACGAAGGTCGCTTGCTGATACCATCACTTTGTTCAATTCGGTTCTAGCCTTATTGCCTAATTCTTGAATTGAAATGACATTTTGTGAACTTACTGTTTCCGATAATAATTGCGCACCAGTATCTATAATCTCAGTAATGTCGCCTCTATCTATTTGACTTAAAATTTGAGAAGCTTCATTATTTACATTTCCTTTTACGGCATCAAGCGTTGTTTCCGTTTGATCGAAAATATCTTTTTGATCTCTGATCATTCCTTTAATTTGCTTTTCGACTTCACTAGCAAAGTCACGATCACCTAGCTTTACAACATCAGCCATTCCAGCATAACCCTTTTCAGTTAGTGCTTTCTGGATTGCTATACGCTCAATATCGTTTAACCCTTCCCCACTTCGTAGCATTTCGTCATATGCTTGAGCAAAATGGCTTTGATCTAAAATTACTTCTGCATCAGTACCTTCAGCACCTTGTTCTCGTTTGCGAATGTCGAGAGCCGAACGAGTTATGTTTGCAACAATTGATTGGTCGTTTGCATTTATTCCATACATCCCCATAGCGGTAAGGTGAGTTGCAACTTGATTGCTTAATGCAGCAACATCAATGTTTTGCTGTGTGCTTGCCTGATCACTGTCTGGATTTAAAGCAACCTCACCTTCAATTATGTTCTTAATTAATTCTAAATTATTTTCATCTGAATATTGACGATTTGCTAGGGCAGCTTGGGTAGACGTGATAATGTCCTGTTCTTCTAACCTGTTCTTTTCGTCTAATACTTCTCCACGCTTATCATCCAAGGCTTTTTCTAGATCGGACATATATTGTGCTGGGTCAGTACCTTTTAAATCAGGATCAGCTTCAATAGCTAACTTCAGTTGTTCAGCTATTTCTGCATCCGTTTCGTAGCCGTCTGTATTAACCTTATCAAGAACGTTTTTATAAATAACTTTTAATTTACTTTTATTGGTGTCAGCTAATTCAGTTCTTCTTAATTTTAATTGGGCACGACCTTCTAGTTCTATTTGTTGTTTTTGTTGGTCGGTAAGCAAATCATTGTATTTTGCATACTCCGCTTCCATAAGACTTTTAAAAATATTATCGTCTTCTAAATCTACCCTTTGAGCCATATCAAGAATATTAGCATTTGCCGCCACAAAAGCAGTGTCTTTTGCTTTTTGTAGTTCACTTGTAAACTGTTTCTTTAGATCATTGCCCCATTTTTGACTATACCCTTCGCGCAACAAACTATCTAAATTTGCTTGTGAGGGATTTTCTCTAAAGTTTTGAATTAGAGGTGCGGCTTCCTGTTGAAACTTTGCCCATCCCACACGATTTGCTTGGGCTGTAATTGAAGGAAGTAAGTCGTCTGATATTAACGTGCCATATATTTCTTTGGTCATTGTACTTGCGGTTTCTGCATCGGTAGTCTGCAACAAGTCAGCCATATAATTTGTGGCTTCACCCGCAATCTTAATATTTTCTAATTTAAGTTTTCTACTGGCTTGATCTTTTGCAAGCTGGGCTTTGCGATTGTACTCAGCAACATTACTTTCCATCAAAGACCGAGTAGGTAATACTGCCCGAAAAGATTTATTGTTACCCGCTAAAGAGCCAGCAAACTTTTCTCTTTCATCAGCACTAGACCCAGGATTAGTTGCAACAAAGTTTGCATACAAGGCTGCGTTTTCTTTTCTTCTCGCCGCAAGGTCTTTTTCACTATCAGAATAACCTTGCTGGAACGAACCAAAATCTATCATTCTATTATCCTAGAAATTATTTACTGACTTGTAGTTAGACCACCATCCACCAAGACCTTTAGAAGCTGAACTAGCCATAGTCTGTTGATTTGCAGCCATAGTACCCAAGGCACTTACAGAGTTTGCATTTGAAATGTTTGCCTGACCATCCGCTGAATATGAGTAAGGTGCGGTAGAAAGGTCGAGCGTTTGATTGATAAAGTCATTCGCTAAAGAGTTTTCTGCACCTGTTAAGTTTAACGCATTGGTGTAATCAGATAATGCCGTGTTATTTCTCATTCCTTGTAATGCGCCAATCTCCTCTATGTTTCGACCCCGCATTGCTTTTTCGTTACCATAGAAATCTTGACCGTATTGACCGCTACGCAGATCATTATTTAAGGTAGTTGTGCCATAGTTTAAACTATCGGTTACTAGGTTGCGAGACATATTACGTTCCGCATTTGTCATGTTTTGTTGGTTAGAAGCCGCTTGCTGTAAGCCAGCGATATATTGTTGAGCATCACCAACAGCCGCAAGCATATCACTGTTATAAGCTTCCCGTGCCGCATCTTGAGAAGCACGTTCCATTTGGATACGAAGAGTGGAATTTTCCATACCCTCTGGAATATTAGCTAGTGCTTTAGAATACTGTCGATTTAATGCACGTTCAGTATTTTGATTGCGAAGGTTTTGGAAAGACATAGCAACCTGATCTTGAAGTTGTGCATACTTCAACGTATCTGGCGCGGTCATTTTTGCTTTTTGATCTTGGAAGTAAACTTCATCACGACCTTGATTTAATTTTACATCCGCAAATTCTCTGAACATGTCTTCCATGCCACGAAGTCTTGCGCGATCATAATCCGTAAGATTATCAACCTCTTTACGGTTTGCAGCTTCTTCGGCTGAACGATTTTTAGTAACAAAATTGTTAAACTGATTTACCGTCGAAGGGGTAACTTGCCCAAAGTCTCCATAAGTTGCCAATAGACGCGAAAGATTGTCCGACATAACAGACGACCCTTCGGCGTACAGATCAGCAACTTCCTGATTACGAGCAATGTCAGCATTTATCTGTTTCTCAGTTAGATCGTTAAGCCTACCAGCTTCACGAGTTGAACGGATGGCTGAACCTAAGTTTAGCGCACCCATTCCCAAATCAATTACGTCTGCCCAACTCATGCGGGTGTCTCCTAAAATGTATCGAATGTTCCCCCAAAGCCAGCACGTCTACGGCGTTGGAAACCGCCCGTGCCAGTAAGAGAGGCGTTGCCAATAGGAACATTAACATAGCGCACCTCGCCTGTGTCTCTGTCTCTGACCGCCCGTCTTTCATAAACACCATCTTGAGACATGAATGTTGGGATTGGCTGTCCAAAATAATTTGGCTGCGCTGCGAAACCAAAAGCGTTCATATAAGCTAGAGGGTTGTAGTTTGCAGAGTTTTGATTACGCATGGACTCGGCTATTAACTGCAAAATTTCTTCTCGCGTCATACCGTCTGTGTCTTGAGTAGAACCATTAGTAAGTAATGCAAGCTGTTGACGAAGGTTTGCAATCTCAGCTTCTAACGCAGTAATCGTACCGTCATTGTTTTGATCGGCAAATTGATCATTAGCACTACCGTTATTAACTTGTGACTCACCAGTTCCCTCACCAGTTCCCTCACCAGTTCCTTCGCCAGTACCTTCGCCAGTTCCTTCTCCCGTACCTTCACCAGTACCTTCACCAGTGCCAGTGCCAGTGCCTTCACCTTCACCAGTTCCAGTTCCAGTTCCAGTACCCGTGCCAGTACCCGTGCCTGTTCCTGTTCCTGTTCCTGTTCCAGTGCCGCCGCCGCCACCGCCGCCACCGCCGCCGCCGCCGCCACCGCCAGATCCAGTACCGCCACCGCCAGCAATTTCACTGATAATACTAGCTAAACCACCGCCATCACCCTCGTTAGGATTATTTTCCTGACCGCCGCCGCCAACATTTGTGGGTACTGGAAAAGTA